GATAAGCATGCACGTGTAAATGCTGTTGCACCTTTGTTTGAATCTGGTATGATATGGGCTCCTGAGCAAAAATTTGCAGAGGAAGTTATCGAGGAGTGTGCAGCATTTCCATTTGGTGATCATGACGACCTAGTGGACTCGACAACACAAGCGATCATGCGTTTTAGACAGGGCGGTCTAATTAAACACCCAGAGGATTATATAGATGAACAGGCAGAAAAACCTAAAAGGAATTATTACTAATGGCAATTAGAGTAGGCATGAGCGTTGCAGAAGCGATAATGCAACTTACAAAAGGTTTCAAGAAAATGATGGGCCGTGATCCAAGCGGCTTGGAAAAAATAAAAATTCAACAAGAAGCAGTGCGAAGAGTTGAGGACTTGAATAAAGTTGTCGACATGGAAGGTAAAGTTATTGATACATCAAAAGGTATCATGGGTGGTAAACAGATTCAAGACTCACCAGAGTTTGGTGCAAGAATTAAAGAAACTTATGATGCAGCCAAAGGACCAGGTAAAGGTCAAGAGATGGTTGATGCATTAAAATCACCAGGAGCTCAAAGAACAAAATCTATGATGGAAGATCAATTAGGAATGAAACTTTATGGTGATGAAACATTTGAAGAGATATTAGAAATACAGAGAACAGGTAAACACCCAAGAGGTGAACCGGCACCAGGAATAGATTCTGAAAGTTTAAAAAAAGCATTAATGAAAACAGACAACCCATTTTCTGATTTAGTTAAGACAACCGAAAAAGGACCTAAGAGTCTTAAACAAAGAAGAAAAGAAGCAGAGGAAGCTTTAAAAAATAAAAATGTTGTACCATTCAAAGATCCAGAAGGAAAAGCAGACGGTGGTCGTATTGGTCTAAAAGCTGGTATGACACGTAGAGCATTCATGAAATTAATGGGAGCTGCTGGTGCAGGTATTGGTGCAGCTAAAACTGGATTAATGACTTTAGGAAAAAACATTGAACCAGTTACAGAGACAGTAAAAGAAACTGTAACTAAAGCACCTGAATATTTTTTCGCGTTGATGGATAAGATTAGAAGATTTGGTAAATCTGTTGATGATGTAACAGCAGACCCTAGAGTTGAAAGAACTTATGTCTATAAAGACTATGAGTTAAAAGAAAATGCATTTGGTGAGCCGGGTGAAATGATTATAACTAAAAAAACTGATATGGGTCCTAATGGTTACAAAGAAGAATCTATGAGATATAAAAAAGGTGGAGCTACAGAAGATGGAATGGTAGCAGATGAGTATGAAGAACTTACTATTAGACCAGATAGAGAAGGTAAATTAAAAGATGTTGAAGAAGGTATTGATGATGCTTCAGAAATTATCAAAGAAGCAACAGGTGATGCACCACCAATTAAAAAAGCTGCAGGTGGACTTGCGTATATGTTAGGTGAATAATGACCCTAGGATTAAAAGCATACAGAATTATGATGGGTCATCTGACTCGAAAAACACCTGATAAAAAAATATCAGATCTTATTAATACCGGTCAATTAAAAACAGCAGACGAAGTTTCACAACCAACAATCAGACAAGACGTAGAACAAACAGAAGCATTTAACGAGTTTAATAAACGTAATCCAAAAGCTGATGGTGGACGAATGGAATACTCTAAAGGAAATAGAGTATCCGTAGAAAATGTTCCTAATCTTTATACTATTACTCACACTGATGGAAAAAAAATGTATGAAGCAGGAGTAATAAGTAAAAACACTGATTTAGGTCCAGCGTTAAAAAGAAGATTTCCTTTTACTAAACAAGGAAAAGAAGACGCTATTAATGCCATTAAAACACATAAAGAAAAATATCCTAACATTAGTAAAAAAACTTTATATAAAGGACAAACTACAATTCAAAAAGGTAAAGATGGTATTTTAAAATATCAAAGAAAAAACCAACCTACAAAATACTATGACCCTAAAAAATATGGTTCCGAGGTTAAAGCTTTTGCAGCTGCAAAAAAAGATGTAGAAGCGGCTCAAGTAGCTAAAAAAACATCTGCTGTTAAAAATGTAGATGTTAAAGAAATAAAAAAACTTCGTAATGAAAATTTATCTGTTCAAAAAATAGCAAATAAATTAGGTGTGGATCAAAGATTAATAAGAGATCGACTTGAAAAAGAAGGAATGTATGTAAAAAAACCAATAAACGTTAGAACAATTCTACCAGAAACTCAAAAAGATATTAAAGCTAAATATTCTTCAGTTAAAAATTGGGACTTTAATAAATATACATATGGAGTTTCTCCAACTGCAGATATTAGACTATATGATAGAATAAGAGATTTTGTAGATGAACCTAAACCTTATGAAATAGCAGGAGATTTTTCTAAAGCCGAAGGTTGGTTGGCCTCTCAAATGAATAGATCTTATAAATTAGGAAATCCAGACTATAAACCTATTAAAGCAATGGTTAATAATAAAAATAAAATTGTTGGATTTATAGACAATACTAAATTTGGTGGTGGTAAAAAATATATTGTTAATGAAAGATTTATAAAAGGTAAAAATGCAGACGCGGTTTTATTTTCTGATCACGTAGATTATAATAACACTGCAAAATTTATAGATATTTCAAAAAAAGCAAAATTACCTGTTCAAGGAACTTTAAAAGAATTATTAAAAAATGAAGGTGTGGATACAACTAGAATATCTCTTTCTGATTTATTTAAAACTATGAAAAATAAAGTAGGTTATGATGGTGTTAAAAATGCTTTAGAAAAACATCATATATCAGGAGTTAAAAATAGAGCCACAGGTAATTATCAATTATTAGATAGAGATCTAAATGCTTTAGCACGTGAGGTAAGTAAAGAAATAGAACAAGGAGATTTATCAAGAGTAGGTGAATTAAAAAAAAGAGGCGCAATGGTTGAAGTAGGTGGTAAACTTTATGGATCTGGTCCTAAAACTCCTGAAGGTCAATTCAAAAGATTCGAAAAACAAGTTACAGATTTTTTTAAAGACTCACCAAGATCAAAAGAAATAATTAATATGTTAAAATCTCCTCAGTTTGCTTCAAAAATTCCTTTAGTAACAGATTTATTTAATATGGCTGCAAGTATACCTGGAGATTTAAAAAAGAAATCATATTTAAAAGCTGGATTTAAATCTTTAGGTATTGCCGCAGCACCTTTAGTTGTGTACGATACTTATAAAGCTTTTGAACAAGGTAAACCTTTTCTTGAAGCAATAGAACAAGGTTTTGTTGGAACAGATTTAATTGGTGGTACAAAAAGAATTTTATCACTTACACCTGAAGAAAGAACTGCGAGAAGTGTTGTTAAACAAGATGCATTAAAAGATTTAAATGTAGACATGCCTATGGGTTTTGGTTTTGTAGAAGGTCCAACACCAAAAACAAATATAAGTTTAGAAGAAGCAAAACAAAAAATGGATGCAGGAATACAAAGAGTAAGAGAAGAAGAAGCAAAGAAAAATTTATTAAGATCACAGAATAGGGGTTTTGGAACACCTGTAATGGCTGATCAATTTTTAGTAAATGGTGGTATAGTAGGTGTAAAGTCAGGCCCACCACCAGAAAAAGGACCTAACTCACAAGGGTTGCCTTCGTTAATTAAACGTGTTAAGAAACTTTAGGAGTATAAATGGCAGATATAGATAAAGGACTCCCGAACACAAGAGCTGAAGTAGAGATCAAACCAGAAGATATCGCTGACGTTAATGTTCAGGAAACAGTAGAACAAAATCCAGTAGAAGTTACACCAGAAGAAGATGGTGGTGTTACATTAAATTTTGAGCCAGGTGCAATCAATGTACCGGGTACAGAATCTCATTTTGATAATTTAGCAGATATTTTACCAGATGAAATTTTATCACCAATTGGTTCGGATTTAGTTACAAATTATTTAGATTATAAATCATCAAGAAAAGAATGGGAACAATCTTACACACAAGGTTTAGATCTTCTAGGTTTTAAATATGAAAATAGATCAGAACCATTTCAAGGAGCTTCAGGTGCAACACACCCAGTTCTTGCAGAAGCAGTAACTCAATTTCAAGCACAAGCTTACAAAGAATTATTACCAGCTGACGGACCAGTCAGAACACAAGTGATAGGAGCAAAGAATCCGGCAACAGAACAACAATCACAACGTGTTAAAGATTATTTAAATTATTTAATTATGGATCAAATGAAAGAGTATGAACCTGAGTTTGATTCTATGTTATTTCATTTACCTCTTGCAGGATCAACATTTAAAAAAGTTTACTACGATACAAACATGGGAAGAGTCGTGTCTAAGTTTGTACCTGCAGATGAATTAGTTGTACCATATACAGCAACAAGTTTGGATGATGCGGAATCAATAATACATACTGTAAAAATCTCTGAGAACGAGTTAAGAAAACAACAAGTAGGTGGTTTTTACAGAGATGTAGAATTAGGTCCCCCAGGTTCAGTAACAGATAATGAATTAGAAAAAAAAGAACGTGAATTAGATGGCACTAAAAAAACTGGTAAACAAGAACCAGTTTACAATTTATTAGAGTGTCATGTAAATTTAGATTTAGAAGGTTTCGAAGAGGTTGATGCAGAAGGTCAACCTACAGGAATAAAATTGCCCTACATAGTAACTGTAGAAGAAGGCAGCCGATTAGTTCTCTCCATACGGAGAAACTATGCGCCCAATGAGCCTAAGAAAAATAAGATCCAATATTTCGTCCACTTCAAATTTCTGCCAGGACTAGGATTTTATGGCTTTGGACTCATTCACATGATTGGCGGATTGAGCAGAACTGCAACTTCTGCTCTCCGTCAATTATTAGACGCAGGTACATTAGCAAACTTACCTGCTGGATTTAAACAGAGAGGCGTTAGAGTTAGAGATGAAGCAGCTCCAATACAACCAGGTGAATTTAAAGATGTAGATGCACCAGGTGGTAATTTACGAGATGCATTTTTTCCATTACCATACAAAGAACCATCACCTACGTTATTACAATTGTTAGGTGTTGTAGTTCAAGCAGGTCAAAGATTTGCAGCAATAGCTGATATGCAAGTTGGTGACACAAAACAAAATGCAGCTGTTGGTACAACAATTGCATTACTAGAACGTGGTTCAAGAGTCATGTCTGCAATTCACAAAAGATTATATGCAGGTATGAAACAAGAATTTAAATTATTATCTAAAGTTGTTTCACAATATTTACCACCTGAATATCCATACGATGTAGTTGGTGGTGCAAGAACAATTAAGCAAGCAGATTTTGATGACAGAATAGATGTAGTTCCTGTAGCTGATCCTAATATATTCTCAATGAGTCAGAGAATTACAATGGCACAAACAGAATTACAACTTGCAACATCAAATCCACAATTACACAATCTGTATCAAGTATACAGAAATATGTATGAAGCGATCGGTGTAAAAAATGTAGATGCAATTTTACCTCCACCAGCACCAACTGCACCAAAAGATCCATCATTAGAACACATTGATGCGTTAGCTGGTAAACCTTTTCAAGCTTTTCCTGGTCAAGATCACCAAGCACACATTACAGCCCACTTAAATTTTATGGCAACTAACATGGTTAGAAATAATCCTGCAGTTATGGGTGCAATACAGAAAAATATTTTGGAGCATATATCATTGATGGCACAAGAACAGATACAATTGGAGTTTAGAGAGCAGTTACAACAGATGCAACAGATGCAAATGTCGGCTGCACAAGATCCTAACGTAGCTCAACAGCTACAACAGATGACTCAACAAGTAGAAGCACGAAAAGCTGTGCTAATTTCTGAAATGACAGAAGATTTTATGAAGGAAGAAAACAAAATAACATCACAATTTGATGGTGATCCCCTTCTAAAACTAAAATCACGTGAAGTTGACTTACGTGCAATGGAAAATGAGCGTAAAAAAGACTATGATAAGGCTCAAAACGATATTGCTAAAGCTAGATTGATGCAAGCAGGCGATATTGCAGAAGAAAAAATGGAACAAAACGAAGATTTAGCAAAATTACGAGCTGGAGTCAGTCTTGCAAAGTCAGGAATTGATCAAGCAGCTGTTGTAATGAACGACGATTAATGTTAAGGAGAAAATATTATGATAAATTATAAAAAATCAACGGAAATCAAAATTCCAGAACAAAATTTGGAAATTGATCCTAGATCCAAGACTACATCTAATGGTTCTGTTAACTATATTCCTACTGGAGACAAGGAAAAGGTTAGAGGAACTAAAAGAATGTTAGCTGAAAAGAAAAAAGAAGCAACTTGGTACTAAATTATGTGGTTATCGGCAATTAAATTAGCCGTTTCTGCTGGTAGTAAAATTTATGCTAACAAGCAGAAAACGAAAATGGCAATGTCAGAAGCACAGCTTATGCATGCCTCTCGTATGGCTGAAGGTAAAGAAGCTTACCAAGGAAAACTTTTAGAAGCCCGTCAATCAGACTGGAAAGACGAGGCAGTTTTGATAATTCTTAGTTTGCCCGTCGTAATTTTGGCTTGGGCCGTGGTATCGGATGATCCGGGAGCAATGGAAAAAGTAAAATTGTTCTTTGATATGTTCTCACAGCTTCCGAGCTGGTTTACAAATTTATGGATCCTTGTCGTGGCGAGCATTTATGGTATAAAGGGTACACAAATTTTTAGAAACGGCGGAGGAAAAAAATAATGTCAGCATATTTTAAAGTGTTCAGCACTATTGCAAAAAAATTAAAAGGAAACAAAAGTAAAGTTTCACCTACAATTAAATCTGTTAAACCAGCATCTGGTTCTTTGACTAAAAGAAGAAAAGATACAGAAGAAGTTATGAAAATTAGAACAA